CGTTATCAACCGCTAGGTCTACGCCTTGATGCGGTCTAGGGCTGCCGTCTTTGTTGGTTCGAACCATCCCAAACATAGCAGACTTCTTACTGCGCAGGCCTGCAGTTCGTAGGATGTTTTCATGCAGGGGCTTGTGGGGAAATTGATAATCAGACATGATATTTCCTTTACGGGTTATGCGGATACCCATATTTACAGCAAATTGGCAAAACGGGCTGCAGTGCTGCCCCTTGGTATATCGCCTGCATCGGCTTCAATCCTGCGTGATTCTGTTGATTTGAGCTTGGATAGGGCGGGGTTTTCGACATCGTAGTATTGCTGGCGGGCTTGGTTGACACCAACCACGAAGCGCAGTAACTCTGATTTGTCGCCATAACGGGATTTGATTTGCTTGCACATTACCTGATTCATTTCATCCAGTTCATCGGTGCGGGTTAAAGACACCATATAGTCAGCAGTTGCGGGGACGCCCATGGAATTTCTTGTTACAATCCCATTTGCACAAAATAGATTATCCCGAGATACCGTAATATCTAACATTTCTTGTTCTCCGAGATATTCTATCTCAACAATTTCATCGTTGAAATCAATCAGTTCTTCAAGTTCTAACGCCAATGACGCTTTTTCATACTCTTCTTTGATGATTGCTTCAATGATGCTTTCAATCGGTATATCATGTTTGTTCCGAGATTTGACAATCCTTGCCTGAGCCGCCACTGCCTTATAAAAACGGTCATCGCCATTATACGGCAGATAAAGATTTAAGTCTTTCATCGACTATCCTTTTCAATTCGTCGCAAAAAGTCGTCATTTCGGGCAAATTATCAGACCAAACTTCGATTAACAAAAAACCATTATCTTTGATAGCTGCCCGCTTATTTTCATCATACGCCCATTTTTCAGAAGATGTAAGCATATAGCTACTCTTTCTTGCATCGTATTCAAAATCCATTTCAGACTTCGGATGGTAACGGTAGCCGTTATATTCAATAGCAACTTTGATAGTCGGGATACAAAAATCAACAAAAAAGTACCGATTATCATCAGCTTTCACCCAGTATTCGCCTTTATCAGAGTTCGCATACCAATAAAAATTATCGTTAAACTCGCATCGTTTAACCACTTCTTCAAAAAATCGATTTGCTTCTTTCGAACGACCAACAACCCCATTGTTGAACCGACCTGCTGCCCTTGCTTCGACAGTTTTATTCCACTTGTCAATACCAAACTTCGCAATATACTCGTCTTTTGTATATTTTGGCAAAGTATCGCTAACCTTCCGAATCTCATCTTCTATAATCTTTGGGTCGGTTATTCCTCGGCTGATATAAAACTCGCGACACCCGCGATTCCGTTTCCTATGCCATAAAGGGTCTTCCGCTACTAACTTAGCAATCGCTACCTTATAAGCTTCTTTTGCCTTTCCATTTGTAAACGGATTTTTCCCATCTTTAATTTGCTGAAGCGCATGTTCTCGGTTCTTCACGAGGCGAACATCATATATCCGCTTCCCCGCTTCTTTCCCATAACAAAATTGAAAACACTCTAGCGTATTGTCGTTATATGGGCGCTTCCAACCACGGTTAGCGTACTCTTCCATGATTTGCTCAATTTCGTTCAAATCATCACAATGCGCTGCCAACCGATATAGAAATCGACATTGGTTCATATGCAATGGGCGATATTTGTTATGAATATGTTCACAAACTTCTATCTTATCAGGTAGAAGTTCGCCGTAATCGGCAATCATCTTTTTCATAAACCTACGTTCAACAAAGCGTTGTTTGTGAATATGGGGTTTCCCAGCCATAACGTTCTCCAATCATATTAACCGTTCTAAATACTATGCGTCCTTGTTATTGGCAAGAACATCCCCAACAACCAAATCACAAACTTTTTTACGACCTTGATTAGTTGGGAATACATGGTTTGTAGAAGCGATAATTTCTTTTCCAGACTTCGTTCTAATACGAACTGCCTGCTTCACTTGTGGGCAATGAGTCATTTTTACGGTGACCCATCTATCCCCGTGAGACCTGATAGTATCGCCGACTTTCAAATCCTTCAACAACATTTCGCCCTTTTCTTGGTGAATAACAATTGTATTTGGGTCTAAACAGTCCGCCACATCGTCCATAGATGCGTCTGTACTCTTCATGCCCTGCCTGTTAAACTGCACGCCCGTCCAAACTGCTATATCATGGGTAATCCCGATATTACGCAATTCTTGGGCAATAAACTTTTGATATTCATAGCTGTTGGATTTACCATGGCTAATTAATGCGCTGGCGCAAATGCCTAGGTAATCAACAAACATTACGTCAATATCAATATTCCGCTTTGCCTTCAATTCGCGGAGGATGTGGCGGAAATGCCCTGAATGGCCTATACCCGCTTCATACTGCTTCAGGATTAGCTTGCCGTATCCCTTTTGCTTGATGTAATCAATCTGATTAAGGAACTCGGTTTTGCCAAGCTTGGGCAATCTATCCATCGGCACGTTAAGCAGGTTGGCGTCAATACGTCGGCTGATTTCTTCCTCGGCCATCTCGAGCGTGATATACAGCACATTGTACCCCGCCTTGACATAGCCTGCAGCTAGGTTACACATGAAACCCGTTTTACCCGCGTTTACCCCTGCAGCCACAACATTTAGGGTTTTCCTTGGCACTCCCCCGCCTGTCACACGGTTAAAGACATCCAACTGGAAAGGAATTCTGGCAATCGGGTTTGTATAGTACTCGTAGCGGGCAGCCGCATCTTCAAGCCAATCATGACCGATTGATACGTCAAACGTGATATTCACCGCATCCCTAAGCATATCGGGGATGATTTCTGGCTTCAGCTTCTTCTCATCGCCGTTGTAGATAGCGATAGATGTCATGATGGCATTATAGGCAGCCTTTTCCCGACAAAACTTCTCGGCATGGTCTTTCAGCCATTCTGCCGTTGGCAAATCCATCTTGTACAAATCGGCCACATAGCCTTCTAGTTCAACCTTCTTTTCCGGCGGTATTTCGCCCTTGGTGACTTCGTACAGCAAAGCCGCTTCAGATGGCAAGGCATCATAGGTGGCTATGTAAGCATTGATGGCTTCATAAACTGTGATGTCGGCATCGGTAAAGTAATCGGGTTTAAGAAACGGGGCGGCTAATGTGGTAAAGGATTTATCACGACACAGAGCCGCTAGGATAATCTGTTCTTGGGAGATAGACATGTTGCTAACTCCCGATATTACATCAAGGTCGACAATATCGGGTTACGGGCTAGGGCAGCTTCTTCAGAGCGTTTAATCCTATCCACCATATCGTTAAACACGTCTATTGGGTCTTCAAGACTGGTATCTGGTAAAACCTCATTGCCTTCTTCGTCATAGATGGGTACAAGCAGTTCAATGTCGCTGGTTGTTTTCAGGGATAGCAGGTTATAGGTCAACCACTTGGTCAGGCGTTTACGCCGGATATAGACAATGATGTTGGATAGCAGGGGATAATCGCTGTTGACATCGGCATGCTGGAACAATTCGTTTTGCAGGGGCAATACATCAGAGTTATGAATAACCTTTGCATCATCGGCCAGTAATGACTTAATCCAAGCGGCAATATCTGCCAATGATTTATCTTGGCCTGCAAAGTAAAACGTGCCATCTTTCCCATGGGCAGCCATTGCAAAGCGGAAAACGGGTTCGCCTTGGCTTTGCCCCTGTGTTAATACCAGCGTGGCACGGGACGGTTTCTCTCTCAATTCAATCTGCATCATCTTCTTGTTCCTTTCTTTCGGCTTCCTGTATCAAACGGTCTCTTCTGGTCAGGATGCCTTCAAAATCTGTGGTATGAACTAACTGCTTGTCTGCGGCAAAACTGTATTCAAGCATCGCCGCTAAGGCCTTCAGGGTTTCTACCGCATCGGGGTTGGTTTCTTTCAAGGCATGGCTGGCATAGATATGGTCTTTGCATCGCGCCGTGGCGTTAAGGCTGGCAAACTTGAACAGGGTTTCCCATTCTTCGGATGTGCCATCTAATACGTCTCTAATCGCCGCGCTGTTATGCACTAGCTCAATGCGTATCCCATCGGGGATATATAACAGGATTTGATGCAGGGCATGCAGGGCATAGTCGCTGCGCGTCAAATAACTGTCCCAGCCCGTAATGTATTCGGCTTCTTCACCGTGGTAACAGATGCGGATGCAATACCCGCCTATATCCTTGGCTAGTGATTTGCAAAATATCATCACGCTTAATGGGTAGATGGTCTGTTCGATTACTTCGCCCCTGCTGTTTAATACTTGGCCGGACTGCAGCGTAATGAACCCCAAGCGGTCGTGCCAAGATAACCTATTTTTCTTCGCTTGCTGCTTTGCTGTAGTCAATTTCAAAATCCCCTTGGAAAGTGGCTTTATAGGATAGGGTGTAATGGGCTTTCAGCTCATCGGCCAAACCCCATGCAAATAAGCGCAGGTAAACTTCGCCGTTGTCGATAAGGTCTTTAGCCCGGTATTTGTCAGGCAGGATTTCGCCCGTCTTCTTGTTGCAAAGCTGATACCAGCCGCGTGTTTCAGAAACAATCCAACCGAACTCTTGGGCAAGTTCGAACATTCCGCTCCACTTACTGATACCGTTTTCAAAGGATACCATAAGCGGGATTGATTCCCCTTCGCGGACATAGCGGGATTTGTTGGCTGTGATGCGGAAACGGTAGCCTAATAGTTCATCGCCGTCTTTATCCTTGGCCTTGCTAATGTAAAGAATTTGTTGACTTGAATATCTCGCAGAATTTCCGCCTTTCATTTCGGTTCGGCTATACATTTCCAAAGTCTGATAAACCGCGTTAATAACCACAATCGGGATATTCAGTACAACAGATTTGGCATTCATAATCCTAAACAGGCTGCCCATATCCTTAGCCCGGGTCATATCTGCCACGTTCTTGCCGTCTTCGGCGTCGGATACTTCCTTCAGGCTTGGCAGCATGCCGATACTGTCGATAAAGATAATTACGTGGTCGCCACGGTTGATGTTAATCAGATGATTGGTAATCTCGGTTCGCAATTGGCCAATATCGCTTACAGGCACATGCAGGATGCGGTCGGCAGAAACGCCCATGGACTCGAATGTTTGCTGGGTTACACCACCCTCTGAATCGTAGAAGATGCAAACGGCGTCATCATACTTGCGCATATAGGATGCGACCATGAACAAGCCTAAAATGGTTTTAAAGTGGGCAGATGGCGCAGCAATAGTCGTAATGCCTGTCGGCAATCCGCCCAGTACATCGCCCGATAAGATTAGGTTCAATGCCGGGATAGGGGTCGTGGCACAATCTTTGACATTGAATACATCGGATTCGGATAATACATTAACCAGTTTGTTTTTTGTACTGGCCTTTAGCTTGTTGAGTAAATCTGACATGGCTACTCCTTGAGATATAGATGCAAAAATAGGTGGCGCACCGGTTGGGCACGCCACCGTGGTTATTTACGGCATGCATTATAGCAGATTAAAAGAAATCATCCAATGCCGACGCTTCGGTTTTCCAACCTAACAAATCGGTAAAGGATTTGATGGGCGATAAGAACATCTGTTCATACTGGCCTTCGTAATCAATGTATTCATGCAAGCCCATCTCCGGTGGTAAATCATCTTTGTAGGCAAAGTAGTAATAGCCTGTGGGGTTGGGTTCGGTCAACCGGATAATCTTAACCTTGTCGCCGGATTCTATCGGGGCAATATCAAACAGCTTCTTTTCTTGGCGCAATCGGTTAAATGATACGCTTGCCCTAACATTGAAGGGGGCGCGTGGCTTGGCCACCAAGCCGTTGCTCCACTCTTCAATCCCGTTGACGCCCTTATTGCGGGCAATATCATTTGGCGGGCGCTTGATGAAATACTCGTGGAAGGTTTCAAGACGTTGTTGGAGCTCTGCTTCCTTATCATCATCCAGTATCAGCTTCAGGCATTCAATCATTTCAGCCCGTGCAAAGTCGGGAAGTTCTGACCGTGCTGTTTCAATGCCCATCATCTTAATGTGGGGTTCGGCATACCTTACGCCTTCGTTATCGTGAACTCGCAGGATATAGTTTTTCTTGGCACGCCATATCCCGACGTCGGCGATTACTTCGCGCTTCATCGACATAGCATTGGTATAAGCGCCTAGGTAGTCAGCCAGTTCTTCATAGGATTTCTCGATATGCGGTTCAATCGATTGCGCCGCTATAGCGTCTACCAAATCAACCAGTTTAGATAATGGGTAGTCTTGGCCAGCGGTTAGTTTGTCTACAATGTAACTCATTGTAAAATATCGGGAATCTGTGTCCCCTCCGACCACCCACTCTTCAGCGGGCTTGTCGTTGCCCAGCATCTTGTTCAGCAATTCAACCACCTTGCGCTCAATATAGCGGCTGGCAAGCTGGCCTGAAGTCGTAATACCTTCAGCCATACTGTGATTGTAATAGCGGAATCCTTCGTTGCCTAGTGCGCCGTATCATTTGGTTCAAATAGGTCGCTAACCCATTTGTCGCTTTCGCGTTTCCCATGTTTCCACGGGTATCAGACTATATCACAACCATACAAGCATCTGCTTGATTAGGTTCGACCCCTTTTCCCCGCCGCTTGGCAGGTACTCTACTCGATTCAGCATTCGCTGTCTTTCGATAGTCGTTAGGCTTTTACGCTTTGCAGCGATTTAGCACGGTAGATTATCCATGTAGGATTTTCCCGTTTAAGGGTCGTTTGTCAATAACGGTTTCCCGTTAAAGCCCCATATCAGTTTAGGGAGTTAATGGCAATTTTAACGGCCATCTGGCGGGCATCATAGACAGCGATTTGGCTAATTGCGTGGTTAATCGCCGCATTATCTTTTGTGGGCTGTTGAAGAAGGCGCTCAAGCTCTTTCTGCCACTTCTTCATTTCCTTCTTGTAAGCCACGCGCTTATCAAAGAATTTCTGAATAATCTTGGGAAACCAGCCCAAGCGGGATTTATCAAACATTGCGCCGTTGGCCGTCATGGCATAGCCTAGGCGCTTGGCTTCGAGCAATTCGGGTATATCGGGCTTGCATGCTACTAGCTCGTCAATCAGGCCTTCCCGCATTTGGCTAGGATGGCGCAATGTTTCGGGGCTGATATTGTATTGCTTGATGACCATGGGGTACAACGAGGTCAAATCGAAAGCCACCACCCAGCGGGATTTGCCCACTATCACATCATTTACAAATGCGCCAACAAACGGCTGTTTCTGTTTCTGCCGATTCGGCGGTATCTGTATCCCCGCCCGTTTAAGTTCGTTATACACCACGCAATCCCAGTATTTGACCTCGCCAAAGATATGCGTGGGATTGACATGCCCCTGATAGGCCACGGTATAAACCAAATACAGGTATTTCAGTTTTTCGTCTAGCTCGTTAATCAAGGCCACGTCGCGGATGTTATACCTGACAAACATAGTGGGATTGCCCAAATAAAACTCTTTCAAGCTATCAAACCCGCAATAATCCAGTTTGCCTTTGCCCAGCTCGTGCTGTGCTACCGTTTCAAGTTTGTAATCCGGCAGGGTGTCATAATTGAACTTCTTGTACAGGTCGTGGTAGTCGAGTAAATCTAATCCTGCAATTTCATAGATGCTGCCTTCAGGCTTGCCTTCAAACCTTGATACATCCCTGAAGGGGCTGCCGTAAACATGTTTGTAGATGGGCGATAACTTGTAGATGTCATCAGGTACTATCTTCAGGCCACGGTTGATTAAAAAAACAAAGTCAAACCTCGAGGAGTTCCAGCCCGTCGCAGCGTCGGGGCTTAGATATTGCCATAAGTTTAAGAATTTCTTAAACAATTCAACTTCATCTTGGCAAACAACCACTTCGCTATGGTCGTCTTTCATGGTATCCAGTTCGGGGCGGTAGTCTAACGTGGTAAACGTAATACTGTTTGGACTGCCTATCATGCGAACTGTGATGGAGTTTACCTGCTGCGCCGCTTCTTGTGGCTTGGGAAAGCCTTTGCCGATTTCCGTTTCAATATCGATATTGGCAATCCTGATATATTGCATATCAAATGCAATCTCTTCTTCAGGGTAGGTATCGGCAATAAACTGCATATAGGCATCCTGTATACCGTAGATGTCGAAGAGGTCGCTGTACTCCTTGATGTATTCGCGCATCTCGCGGTTGCTATCAAATACCTTGCGCTTCAGGGCGTCGCCATATAAAGAAAAACTATCAGGTTCGTCAGTCTCCTTAGCTTTGATAAATAAATTGAATTGATGGGGCACGACTTCGATTTGCCTGTTTCCATGCTTGTCGACAAATCGGTGCACTACCTTGTTTTTTTGGATACTCACATTCGTGTAGAATGGACTGCTCATGGATAAATACCTTTCGCAAATGTCGGATTTGATACAGGGCTTTGGTGTCGGCTTTGCCGTGGCCACTACCGTGTATCTGCTTATTGTATTTTACCGCGCCGCTGCTGGCAAGGATATGTCGGATTTGATTACATCGGATGCAG